GGTATTCATTAAGGAACAAGTGGAAGGAGCAGCAAAGCAGTCAATGTCATCATTGGTAGCAGGACAGTTGCTTGAACTCTTAGACGGCGCTGAAGATAAGAAATAATATGAATGATACACAATTTACAACGCAAGAAGACTCTTCAGAATTAGTAGCTACAATTCACCCAATCTATAAGGATTTAAGTGATGAAAGAAAGCTAAGATTCCTCAATACAATGAAATCATTTGTTGAAGATGAACTAAAGAAGCTAGAATCGTAGTTTTACTCTAACCATACTCATCAGTGGTGGTTAGGAATAAGATTATGGAAGAAATCATAAAAGAAAAATTCAATCTCACAGAAGTTGATTACATATCAGAAAAGCCAGAAGCAACTTATTGGAAAAGTGGTAATACTTTCGGTTGGATAATGGAACACAAAGGAACTCACTACGGAAGTCATGTAGTAAACGATGTTGAAGTATCTCCAGGAGTGATAAGAAATTGGCTGAAGGAAAACGTAGAAGAAACACTAAGAGTACTTAATAAAGAGTAGATTATGGCAGACGTAGGAAGACCTTCACAATTACAGGACGAACAGTTTCTATTGAAAATTAGAGAGCTTGTTCTTAATGGAGATACAGAGGAAGTTATGCAACAAAAGCTAGAAATAGCAAAGGGTACTTGGGATTACTGGAAATGGAAGAACTATGAGAGTTTCCAAGATAAACTACTTTCGTATAGACATGAACGTATGTTACGTAAGGCTGAAATGAATATTGAAGTCCTCCAAGAGAGTGAAGATGAGAAGGTTAACCTACAGGCTAATACTTTTGTACTTGAAACACTGGGTAAAAAGAACTATTCAAAACGCAGTGAACTAACAGGAGAAGACGGACAAGCTATTAATATGGGAGTAATTATCCTACCAGCAAAGAATGCAACAGCCATCGATACAACAGAAAATACACTGGAAACCTCAAGCTAAACAAGAGATAGCTCTAGCTAGAATAGAAGACGAGATACTCTTTGGAGGTTCTCGTGGAGGTGGTAAGACTGATGCAGGACAAGCATGGTTACTTTACGATAAAGACAATCCTAAATATCGTGCTCTTGTTATCCGTCGTAATGCTACGGACCTAGAAGACTGGATTGACCGTGCTAAAGCTATGTTTGCTCCAGCAGGAGGGGTATTTGTTGGTAATACCTTTAATTTTCCTAGTGGAGCTCGTATTCGTACAGGGCACTTGAAGGATGATAATGCTTATTCTAAGTACCAAGGACACGAATACCAGAAGATACTCATGGAAGAGCTTACGCACATTCCTAATGAAGCAGATTATGAAAAGCTTAGAGCCTCATGTCGTTCAACTGTAGTAGGTATAAAGCCACAGATATTCGCAACGACTAATCCTGATGGACCAGGGCGCAAATGGGTAAAGAAACGATGGAATATTCCTGACAGACCAACAGACATAGTTATTTCAAGTGATGAACGAACAGGATTGTCTCGTATATTTATTCCTTCAAAGCTACAAGATAACCAAGTATTGATGGAAAACGACCCTGGTTATATAAAACAGCTTGAAAGTATAACTGATGATGAACTTCGAGAGGCGTGGCTTGAAGGTTCTTGGGCTGGTTTTGGTATCAAAGGCTCATATTACAAGACGCAGATACAACAGGCTCATAAAGAAGGACGTATTAAGAATGTGCCATACGAAGCAATGTTACCTGTTTACACATGGTGGGACTTGGGAGTTGGAGATAGTACAGCTATTGGATTCTTTCAGGTATTAGGTAATGAATGGCGCGTAATTGACTATTACGAGGCTTCAGGAGAAGGATTGGCGCATTACATAGGCGTATTGAGAGAGAAAGGCTATGTATATGAAGATCATTATGCTCCACATGATATTGAGGTACGTGAGTTCAGTTCTGGTAAGTCTCGACTTGAGATGGCAAAGGAATTAGGTATTCATTTTAAAATAGCTCCTAAATTGTCTATTGATGATGGTATAAACGCTGCCCGATCAAGGTTTAATACAGTTTACTTTGATGCAGTTAAATGTGAGAGACTGCTTGAAGCACTGGCTAACTACCAAAAGGAATGGAATGATAAACTTGGAGACTTCAAGAATGCCCCTCTTCACGACTGGTCATCTCATGCTGCCGATATGTGGAGATATTGGGCGGTAACCCAAATAAGACGACCTGATACCGAATTTCAGAATAGAATATTGCGTAACCGTATGAATAGCGGTACGATGAAGTAATGAGACCAGCTAAAATACCAAAGGACGCAATACTTAGAGATGGAAACTACTACAATAAGTATGGAGTGTGCCTAGACTGTAATGACTGGCAGATGGAATGTACTCACAACAACCTAGCTGAATACCAAGGCAAGATAGTCTGTTCCATGTGTGGCATTGCAATAGATTAAAAACGTGCGATAATAAAATCAATAACTGTTTTGTGGGCAGTTTCATCCTAAATGGAACCCAACAAAAATATCCTATCTATCATCAGAGGCGAGATAAGAGACTTCCTCTATAACTCTATTGAAATCGTACCTGGTTACGTGTTTAACCAATACGACACTATCAAGCGTTGTCACCTGTATCTGAACTCACAATTTGAAGACCAAACATTCTATCAGGGAAGACCTAAGCTTTTTGATAACAAAATCAAGCCTAAGCGTGACCGTGTAGCAGCTTTTCTGAACATCGATACAAAAGACATCAAAGCCATCTCCCGCAGTGGTTCAGACAACCCTTACAAGATGTTGATAGCACAAAAAGAGCTTGATTATTACCTCAAGGACAACGATTACGCCCAGAAACTTAACGACATGGCTGAAACATCAGTTGATTTCGGTTCAGTAGTTATTCGAAAGACTAATAAGGGTTCAGAGACTGTTGACTTGCGCCGAATGTTTAATGACCCTACTGTTGAAAGCCTGCAGAAGTCACGTTTTCTTACTTTCAAACACCTGTTTACTTCATCCGAACTACGAGCAAAGGTTAAGGACGGATGGGATGAAGATGTTATCGAAGGAATTATCGAATGGAAGGAACGTCAGATGAACACCAGTAATGCTGGTTCTTCATATGAGCGTGACGGACAAATCAATATGATTCGTTCAACTCCATACATCGAAGTATATGAACGCTTCGGTGAGGTAGAGAAAGGTTTCTTAGATAAATCAAGTAAGAAATGGGACAAAACACTCGTTAAATCACTATTCATCGTTGCAGAACCAATGGCTTATTCTAAAGATGCCAACGGTCAATATATGGGTGAAGACGGAGGAATACTTTTTAAGTCAGCATGGACTAAGGATTATCCAGTAGATGAATATCATTACTACAAGACTCCAGGACGTTGGCTTGGTATAGGTGTTGTTGAATCATTGTTTATCCCACAAGAACGTATCAATGAACTAGCTAACCAGAAACGCTCATCAATGGAACTATCAACGCTCCACTTGTGGCAGACTTCTGAACCTACAATCGTTAACAACGTACTGACAGACCTACAAAATGGTGATGTGATGATTACAGGTCAAGCAGGGCTAAATCCTATCGTTAATGAAGAGCGTAACCTTGCTGCATTTGCTTCAGAAGAGCAATATTACCTTAATTCTATTGACGCTATATCATTTGTCTCACCACAAGCAGGAGGCGAACAGGTTCCTTCTTCTACTCCAGCTACTAATGCTGTTATCCAACAGAACAACACGCTTTCAGTGTTTAACTTCAAGCGTCAGAACTATGCTAACTTCGTTCGCCGATATCTTCGCAAGTTTGTATTGCCAGGATTGCTACGCCAGATGAGTGTTGAACATATTTTCCGTTTTGCTGGAGATTATGAGCAGATGACTAAGCTTAATCTCGGAGTTGCAACATCATTTGCTAACCAGAAAGCTCGTGAAATGTTCCTTAAAGGTACAATCGTTACACCTGAGGCTTACCAGGAGATTCTCATGAAGAACATCCAGTCACTCAAGGGTTCTCAGGAACTTCACCTGCAGATTAACGAGACCTGGTTCAGTGATATAGATTTGGACTTCGATATTCTTATTGATAACGAACAGCAGTCTACTGATGTTATCGCTAACAATACATGGCAGGTCATCCAAGCACTTTCAGCTAACCCAGAAGCTCTGCAACACCCTGTAACTCGAGCTCTTATCATGGATTATGCCGAAAAGGTAGGTATCAACCCAACTAAGCTTGAATCTATGGACATGAACCCAGCGTTACAACAGCAAGGACAGTCAATGCCTCAAGTACAAGCACAGCAAGCTCCAGTTGGTCAGGGAGCTACACAACCAGCTCAAGTAAGATAATATGGATGATGAAACAAAACTAAAACTCAATAAGTTCGTAGCTGACCCTGACTGGTTTCTTGTTGAAGACATACTTATGTCATACATTGACCCTCTCAAGTCAGTGAGTTCTATCGATATGAAAGCTTCCAACGACCAAATCGCAAGTGAAGTCCGAGGAAGACAGATTGCGATAGAGGGATTGACAAAGTTCCTCAATGAGATGAAAATAGTTAAAGCTAAACCAATTACAAACCCAACAACTTTTAAATAACATGCATAAACCAACACCAAAACCAAAAGGAAAGATGCTACCTGAAGCAGGACCAAACATGACTCCTAATCTTCGAAGAGCACTCAAAGCTCCTATTCCACCTTCAGTCAAGATGGATAAGAAATCACTAATCAAGGTATACAAATAATATGAAACATTCATTACAAAACGATAAGGGTCTCAACGCCACAAAGCCTGTTGAGCCGTACACAAGTAAGATTCCTGTATCAGGTCCACGCAGTGCTCCGCAAGAACGTCTCTTGAACGGTAAACTAGCTTCATTCCGAAATGCTGAGAATGATGACGCGCCTATACTCGTATCATACAACTCACCAGACCCTCGCAGACAGCGATAACATAACGGTATCGACCCGACCAAAACGAACAAACTTTAATACGGTATCATTGCCTATATCAATGACTAAAACATATCATTATGAATAATGAAGAAGAGCTAGACTTTGAGCTAGACGAAACCGTTGAGGAAGAGGAAACTCCCCAAGACAAACCTGAAGCGATTGATTGGAAAGCTACAGCTCTCCGATACAAGAAGAAGCTTGCTAATGTAAAAACTAACAAGCCAGCGCAAAAGGAAGACACATCAGAGACCAAATCTGAGCTCGCTCGCTTGGAAATGAGAATTGATGGATATTCGGATGAGGCCATCGCCTTCGCAATGAAGAATGGTGGAAAGGAATCTCTGAATGACCCATACGTTAAGGCAGCTATCGAAGCAATTCAAGAGCAGAAACGCGCCGAACAAGCTACCGTAGCGTCGGAGACTTCAAAATCAGATATCGAGCGCAAATTTACCCAAGAGGAAATCGCCGCTATGTCACCAGAAGAGATGTACAAGATTTTGCCAAAAGCAAGTCAGTAAGCTCATTAAAAACTTAATAGTTCGCTCTCTTGTATTGAGGTGAAGTCATTTATTCTTTAATCTTTTTTAAATTAAAATGCCTAGCTCTACTACTGGTTTAACAAACCTCATGAGTATCTACTACTCAAAAGAATTCCTAGCACGCGTTGAATTGGACACACGTTATGACTGGCTCGCGACAAAGAAGACAATGCCACTAAACAGTGGTAAGACTGTGTTCTTTAACCGTTTCTCTCGTCTTGCTGTTCAGACAACACCTCTTACAGAGTGTATCAACCCAACTGGTTTGGACATGAGTACAACAATCGTTTCAGCTACTATCGCTGAATACGGTAACTACGTTAAAGTTTGTTCTCTGTTCGAACTTACATCTATTGATGAAAACCTCCGCGAACACGTTTCTGTGATTGCACAGAACGCTGCGGAGACACTTGATATCTTGATTGCTGCAGAAATGTCAGCTAACTCAACTATCCAGTACGCTAATAACAAGGTTGCTGTATCTGCACTTGCGACTTCTGACACACTCGATGGTCAGGATATCCGTCGTGCAGTTCGTACTCTTCGTCGTAACGGCGCTAAAGTTTTCTCAGATGGTTACTTCCATGGAATCGTTCCAGTATCATCAGAATTCGACCTCCGTGCCGATCCTGAATGGTTGGACGCATATCGTTATACAGACGCTGAAAACATCCGCAATGGTGAAATTGGCCGTCTCCACGGTGTGAAGTTCATGGATACTAACGCTGAAGTCTCTCAAGCTTCTACTACTACAGTGTACTCATCGTTCATCGCTGGACGTGACGCGCTTGGTATCATTAGTCTTGCTGGACAGCCTGGTTCACGTATTATCGTTAAGACTCCTGGAGATCAGGACACGTCTAACCCACTCAACATGTTTAGTACTGTTGGATGGCACGCATACTTTGTAGCCAAAGTTCTCAACAGTAGTTGGATTGTTCAGATTCTTGCAGGTACTCTTGCTTAAATCTAAACACATTCTGTAATCTGTTCGTTGCATGGGGGAAGTCTCACACGATTTTCCCCCATGTTCGTGTGACAATGAACAACAAGAGACGAACTAACTAATAACATTTATGGATTCAAAAACATTTGAACAAAAAATTAAACAGGAAATTGACCAAAGATTGTATCTTGAGCCGACCAACGAAACAGACCTTGACCGTGTCATGATTAACATTGAAGGAAAGCTCAAGCCTATCTATCTCTGTGCCTTTCCCAAGGCTGGAGTTAAGGAGGAGCTTGATTCAAACTATGTATCAGACCGTGGAGACGTATTCCCTAACAGAGAGATACTTGAAGCAAAAATAAGAACTAAGATTGACAACCTAGACCTAGAACTATATGACTAATGATATAAACCAGGAAGATTTTGCCAAGATTGACGCATCGGCATCACTTATTGCAAAGGAAAAGTTCAACATCAAGAAACAGGTTAATAAGCATTTCCTTGTAGAACCTTCTAGTGGCCAGGTATATATGATCGCATTTGGTAACGGAGAGAAGAATGAGACCAATCCAAAGGGTTTTTATGCCTACTGGGTGTGGTATTTCAATGAAGAACCGTACGGAGGGCTCATTAATTGTGTCCTTACTGACCGTTACGACTCAATAGACTACTTTGTATCTTGCATGGGTAACGCGGAAGAAACTATTAAGACAGTCATCAATGCCAAAGAAGAAAACAATTAAGATTTTGATGGTCAACAGACCAGAAAATCAATGGATAGGGGGCGATTTCATCAAATTAAAAGCCGTAGCTGAAGAGTTGCGTCTTTTAGGTGTTGAAGTAGACATATTCGAAATGGAAACACTTGGTATGAACGAATGGTACGGAGTTGAGAGCTACGATATTGTACATACCTGGAACTTCTCTATGCTTTGGAGCAAATATGCCATCTGGTTGGGAGGAAAGAAAAAGAAAAAGCTTGTTTCGTCGATGATTTATCACGACACAGATGTTTTCATTGATTACAAGCTTCAACAGGTGATGATGGACCACATGGACGCCTGCATTTACGAGACTGAAAGCGAAATCGAACGAGTAAAGAAACATCTTACCCCAAAGAACTCACATATTATTCCAAATGGCGTAGATTCATGGTGGTTTGAGCCAGATGAGGGAAATGTACCATTCGAGGGCTATGTGCTCACTGTGGGCCGTATAGAGCCTAATAAGGGGCAATTAGCGACTGCAGAAGCATGCCGTGAGCTAGGATTGCAATACGTCTGCATAGGCGAGATAACAGACCAGGTTTACGCAGAGAAATGCCTTGCGCAAGGTGCAATGCTTTATCCAGCTATGACCAAGGAAAAGTTAAAGCGTTGGTACAAGAATTGTGCTGTCTATGCCCAAGTATCTAAGAGTGAAACATGGGGAATGGCGGTTGATGAAGCTGGTACGCAAGGTGCTCGATTGGTTTTATCCACTGGATTCGAGAGACAAGACATACCAGACGCTGTATACTGTGATCATGACAATACAAACCTTATTACCCAAGCGTTACAGCAAGCACTTTCTCAGCCGAGAGGAGAAAGATTTAAGTTACAGCTCAAAAAAAGGACGTGGAAAAAGCACGCGCAAGAAATCCTCAAAATCTACAAAGAAATCTTAAAACAAACAAATGAATAAAAAATTTTCAATCATCTGTCCTACATTTAACCGACCTCACATGATTAACCGTGCAATCATGGCTATTCTTGACCAAGATTACGATAACTGGGAGCTCATCATTCAAAATGGTGGAGATACTATAAAAAATATAGTGCCAAAAGATCCTCGCATTAAACTCTTTGAAGAAAAAGATAACGGTATTACCGACGCCATGAACAAGGGTATGGCTAAGGCTACAGGTGATATATTTACTTGGATCAATGATGACGATGAAATGAACCAGGAAACACTTAAATGGGTTGATGAAAACCTAGAAAAAGAATGGGGATATGGAATCATTATGATGACTGATGGTACTCGAAGCTTTGAATGGGGAGATGTAGGGACTAATGCTACATTCACTAACTTAGTTGAAGGAAACTTTGTACCACAACCTTCAGTCTTTTGGACTCGGAAGGCTTATGAAACAGTAGGTGGAATGGATGAATCAGAAGACCTAACAAGTGACTATGAATACTGGATGCGTCTTTGGAAAGCATTTGAACCTCAGAAGTTTCAGAGACTTATGGCAACCTATCACTTGCACCCAGGACAGATTACACAGACTCAAACCGAAGAGCAGATGCGTCAAGCTCGAGAGACAGCTAAGAAATACCGATAATGAATCCAGCAATTCTACCAGAGTTGGAAAGACTGCTGCCTGAGAGAGGCTATTTCGTGGAAGTCGGTGCTTATGACGGCGAATCTCACTCTTTGACATGTGCTTTGGCTGACAAGGGATGGTCAGGAGAATACTTCGAACCTGTACCAGAGTATTACGAACGCTGCAAGAAAAGACATGAGCAAAACGATGTAGGAGTTCATAATCTAGCAATAGGCGATGGTTCAGAGATTACACTCAATGTAAATGGTGAATTAACTTCATCAAAATCATATGTTGCAGAAGTATTCGCTAACGCTGGATGGACCGTTGACGAACATTTATTAGAACATTTTCAATTTGTAGTTGCACATAATGAGTAAAATATTAATTACTGGAGGAGAAGGATTTGTAGGACGTGCTTTTGTACGCCTTTTGAAGGACGAACATCAATTATATATTGTAGACTTAAAAACTAATGGAGACTGCCGTGATTTCTTTAAGAACTCTACAGAACAGTTTGATTTAGTTATTCATCTAGCAGCTATTGTTGGAGGTCGTATGATGATTGAAGGAAACCCTATAGCAGTAGCTACGGACCTTTCTATTGATGCAGAAATGTTTAATTGGGCAGTAAAGACTAAACAACCACGAGTAGTGTATTTCTCCAGTAGTGCAGCATATCCAATCGCTTTACAAAGACAAATGCCTTATAGATATCTTACCGAAAGTGATATTAAATTAAATGGTGACTTTATCGGGAATCCTGATATGAGTTATGGTTGGTCTAAAATCACTGGTGAGATGCTCGCGGAATATGCCCGAAAACAAGGTGTAAACGTCCATGTGTTCCGTCCTTTTAGTGGATACGGTGAAGACCAGGACCTGGATTATCCATTCCCTTCATTCATCAAGCGCGCAAAGGACAAGGTTGAAGAGTTCGAGATATGGGGAGACGGTACGGCAGTTCGTGATTTCATTCACATCGATGACATCTGCGAAGCTGTAATGAAAGCAGTTGAATTGGATATCCAAGAACCAATTAACCTAGGAAGCGGAGTGGGTACCTCATTCAACGAATTAGCTGAAAAGGTAATGGAAATTTCTGGTCTTAAGGTACCCATCAAACACCATGTTGATAAACCAGTTGGAGTTATGTACCGAGTAGGGGATAATAGTAAGATGTTAGAATTTTACACTCCTAAAATTTCACTCGAAGAAGGGATTAAGCGTTCACTTGAATATGGAAAATAAACCAAAAATACTTCTAATTTCGACCGATTGGAGTCAAAATACTTACAGGACAATTAATAACAAACCTGGTGCTATTTCACAGTACCGTCTTATCTATCCTATGCGTTACTTAGAGGAATACTATGACATCGATTATGTAGGTCCTGATTTCGCTGACAAGGTTGCAGGAAAAGACAAAGGTGCTGCATTTCATCGTTTCTTTTCTGATTACGACATGGTAATTAGTAAGATTACAGACAACCCTACAGCTGCTTCTGATATTCGATTCATGACTAGATATCTCGGTGTTGTTTTGGTAGTGGACATCGACGATAACATTTGGGAACTCAAGCCAGATCAACCAGGATATGAAATCTATAACAAGGGAGGTGCAAGACTTGGCTTTGCTTCCACATACGTTTCAAATGCAGACGCGGTGTTTTCATCGACCAAACCTCTCGCTGATTACATCTCAAACCGAATGAAAGAAGCTCATGGTGAAGATAAACCTGTTTATGTATTACCTAACTGTGTAGACACTAACGACTATCAGTTTCAAAAGGCTAAATTAGACCCAAATAAGATAGTTATCGGATGGCAAGGTTCTACTACTCACCATGAAGACCTCAGAATTGCTATGCCAGCTATCGGAAAGCTTATGCAAGAATACCCAAATCTCTACCTAGAGCTTATGGGCGGTGTTTCTGACGAGATGGTAGGTGATTTGTTTAAAGATATGCCAGAAGAATTACTTGAAAGAGTGAGAACTATCGGAGGAGGACCAGCATTTGACACCTTTCCTCATCTTTTAAGCGAGCAGGCATGGGATATTGCTATTGCTCCTATCACAGACCATGCTTTTAATCATGCTAAGAGTCATATCAAGTGGATGGAATACGCAATGTATTCGATTCCTTGTGTTGCTTCAAAGGTTTACCCCTATTACATGCCCATCCAAGGAACCGATACCATCGTAGACGGAACTACAGGGCTTATCGCAGACGAAAAAGAATGGTATGATAAGTTGAAGTTACTTATAGACAACAAAAATCTCAGAGAAGAGATTGGAATAAATGCAAACATGTATGTTTCAAAGCATTGGCATATAAAAGAACATGTTAAAAAATGGAAAGAAGCAATAGACATGTTGTTAGAATCTAACTCGTAACAGCCACAAACTGCCTGCGGGTTGGATTTTGGTAATATGCTAGACATTCTTCATATAAATGTTCTATACTAATTTTAGCTTTTGTGGAGCGTCTATATACAGATGACTTTTACCCAATTAGTAACAGAATCAAGAAGACTAGTTAAAGCAACAGAAGTTGCCTACCCTATTTCAGAAGTTACAGATAGTTTAAATCGAGCACTTGATAGTGCTGTTTCATTGATTCGTCAAGCAGAGGGACGTTGGCAGTGGCAAGACACCAATGACTCAACTGCTCCTTATTCCTCTACAACCACTATTACGTCAGGAACAAATCAAATAGTAATAGACCCTACATATGAAAGAGTGCAACGAGTAGCAATTAAAGCTCCTGGAGCAACTTATTTCACAAAACTCATACCGTTTGACGTAGCTGACCCTAAGTGCTTGGACATGTATAACACTGCACAAACTGGTGTTCCTACTCATTACGATAAGATGGGTAAGTATTTTATCCTGTATCCTACTCCTAACTATACACAGGCAAACTCATTCCAAGTTTTCTATGAACAAGGTCCTAGTTATTTTACAACAGCCGATACTACAAAAGCACCAGGAATAGAGCCATTGTTCCACCGATATCTTTCTCTTAGCGCTGCTTACGATTACGCGATGATCAACCTCACTAAGGTAGCTGGCACTATTCGTCAGGAAATGGCTTTGATGGAAAAGAAAATACAAGATTTTTATGCTCACCGTGATAAGGATGATAAACCACAAATGAGAGTTAGAACTCAAAGTTTTAGATAATGCCGCCAACAAATTTAAAAACACTTGAAAATAAAATTATACAGCTTGAGAATGAAATCAAGCTTTTAAAGTCTGGCTTACAACTTCATCAACATACAATCAGTGACGGAACTAGTGTGTTGAGAAAGAATATTCAATTAGATGCAGATCAGTGGTTGGCAATAGGTCCTGCTCAATTACTTTCACAAGTTAGAAGCACAGGATCAACAAGTAATGATTTCACAGCGTTTTCTATCGCTGTAGGTTCTGATCCAGTTACATTGCCAGCTAACTATAAGTCAGCAGACATGCAGTTAAACATGCTTCATTTTGAGAAGGATACTAACAAGTATTCTTATTTGACTTGTGCCCGAAGTCCGTTGGTTGCGTCATATGAAAATACTAGTATCTCTGTAACTTCTGGCGGGAACACAGTTACGATAGCAGGTTACAACTTTATTACTAATGAACTAACAGGTGCTTATATAAACATAATCAACTCATCGGGGGCATTGGTTGAAACCCGTAGAATTACTTCAAATACTGCAACCGTTATTACTATCACTGGAACATGGGGTGCTTCTACTTCAGGAGGTAAATTCAGTATTTATACTCCTACCTTTATTGGGAAGACTGATTCAATCTTTCGCCGATTATATATTGACGAGGGAAACACTGACGGAGGAGTTCGATTTGGACCTGGTGCAACTTCTAATGGACAAAACGGACTACTGTATATGGACGCAGCAGGAGATCTCCAATGGCGAACTAAGGCAGGGGTAGTAACCAAATTAAACTAATATGCTTCAAATTCCACCACCTGACACACATACATTCATTCAACCGAACAACTCAGATTTGCACGGTAATATTTTCTATACTAAAAACATCAACTTTGACGATCAGGGTTATTTGACATTATCAGCTGCACCAAAGGCAGTGATAAACAACACCATAGATGCTGATTTTGATAACTGTGCAGTAATTATAAGGTCTGAAGACCACGGTTACCTCGCAGTCACATGGGATGAACTTTTTAATGTAAGTAATGATATTTTAGCTAATACTCCAGTGCAGAATACTGACGTTGGGGTACCTCAAGGAGATGTTGAGGCAGACGCCGCGTGGTTCAGTGGAAAACTTGTAGTCTCGCAAGATACTGACGTTGATTATTATGACCCAGTGACAAATGCTTGGGTTGATACAAATATCTCTCTAACGGGAGGTAACGCAAACCAACACCCAGTCGTAAACTTTCTTTCTTATAATCAAGTTGCGATTGCTAACGTCAACACAGTAGGGGTTTATGCAACTCCAATCACTGCAACACCAGTACTAGTGAACACACTCACCATTTCAAGTGATTTTACAATCACCTCAATGGTTTATTTCAACCAAAACCTTTATGTAGGAACTCGTAGTGCGTTTGGTGGTAAGGCAGCACTGTATGTATGGAACGGACAGGGCACGGGAGCACAAGGTGTCTTTGAAGTAGACTCTAATATCATCTTTGACATATGTGTGTTTCAGGAATCTATTATTGTTTTCACGGGAAATGCAAGATTATTGAGATTTAATGGCTCGGGATTCTCTCCTTTGGCTGAATTCCCAGCATTTTATGCAAACCAACACCTTACATCAGAAGGAGGCCTCAATATTTACCATAACTGCATGAAGTCAAATGGTGATATACTTTACATATCTTTTACTGATGACGAAAACCAAAACCAATTATTGCTCAATCAACCGTCAGGAATTTGGTGCTACGATCCAAAAGTTGGATTGTATAACCGTTATTCTCTGTCTAATTCTATTGTAACTAACAAGGCATTTTTAGTGGTTGACACAGCGACAGATCAAATAACAGTCACTTCTCCAGCTGTTACTACTGGAACAGAAGTCTATTACAGTGTTAATGGCGGTACAGGAATTGCACCCCTTGTTGATGAAACAAAATACTTTGCAATTTATGTGGACGCTACACACATAAGACTTGCAACAACATTAGCCAATGCTTTAGCTAATTTTTATATTAACCTCACAACTACTGGTTCAGGATCAGCAGAAAAACTTGTTTTCTACCCAAAGACTGATTACGGACAATTCTTCAATGAACGTCAGGTTGGACTTTATGCAATAAACCTTCCAGTACAAAACACTCAATATGGTACAGATTTAATATGGGGAGGAGAATTAGGTAGCAGAACAATTCCTACAGCTGGTGATGAATATCTTGGTTCTGTATCTATGGGTGTAGAATCACGAGGATATTTCGTTACTCCTAAAGTTTTTTCTACAAATGTAACTGATACATACAATCAAGTTTCTATTAAATACACTCCATTAAACGAACTTGATAAAATCATAGTTAAATTCAGAGTTACAGATGATAATATGAACTCCATAGACCTTTCAGATTCAAACTTCTGGGCTATTACATGGACAAGTACTAACACTTTCACAACTGTCGATACACGATTCTCTGGGGCTGTTATAGGAAATGAAATCGAAGTACTACGAGGAGCCGCAGGAGGATTACTTGCACATATCACTGATATTACATTTAATGCAGGAACTTATACGGTAACGATAGATGAAACTTTTACGGACTATATTTCAGGGGACAAGTCTTTGGCTATTTTCAGAAATTGGACAAAGCTTATGACTATTACCAGTGCCGACAGTGATGAATACAAAATGGCACAGATTGCCAAGACAGGTACTTTCATTCAATTAAAAATAGAATTGCGGGGTATCGGAGTAAAAATTGAAGCCGTGCAGATAGATAACGTAACCCAATTACCAGCAAAAATGACATAATTGTCAATATACCTTATACTAAATCACATACATGGCTACTTCTCCAATTTTAAAATCTTCGAAGACAAATAGCACTTATAATATTAAGACAGGCGAACTTTCTAATGGTCCTACTGTTTATGCACCAAATACTGTTCTTCGTAATACTGATGCTCAAAATCAGGTACTAGCTAATGCAAACCCCCAAGCTTTCGATGTTGCAGCTAACATGGCAGGATTTTCTAATTTTCCTGTTTCCCAGTCAAACATTCCTTCTGTTGTACCCGTATCAGGTCTAAGTGCTACACCAGTTAATTTAATGCCCACACAAGTGCCTACAGCCGCTGTAGGAGGCATTGCAGCTCTTGGTCAACAGGCTCTAAGTGTTCAGGACCAATTCCTTCAACAACAACAGGCACAACTTGCTTCACAACAGAATCAAGTTACCACTCAGCAGAATGGTATCGCAGATGTCTATACTCGTCTTTTTGGTCAAGCTAATAGAAATGAAGACATTTATAAAGATTTAGGAGTAGATGATGCTCAAAAGGCAGTAAACAATTACACTTCACAAATTGAACAGGAGCAACTCGCTAATCGTCGGCAAATAGAAGAACTTCAAAAGAATCCTAACGGTATGACAGCACAGGCACTTTCTGCAACTACACAAGAAGTAAATCGTAAGAGTCTATCACAGCAAGCTGACTTAGCTGTTCTTCAAGGTGCAGCAGCTCGTAACTTTGATGCCGTATCTTCAGCGGCAGACCGTAAGATTGCAGCAGAAACAGAAGGACTCAAACTAGAACTTCAAGCTAGACAATTCTTTTATCAAGAGAATAAGGAGGATTACAACAAGACTGAACAACGCATTTACGAACAGCAGAACAAGAAGATTGAGACAGAGATTAAGAACAAAGAAAATGGTCAGAAAATGATTGTTGAAGCTGTATCTTTTGGAGCTCCTAATGCAGTCATTCAACAAGCACAAGCTGCATACAATAATGGTGCAAGCCCTACAGAAATTGCAAGAATCATAGGAACTTACACTCCTGCAGGATTAGCAGCTCAAACAGAACGTTTACAGCAACAAAATATTCGTAGTCAGATAGCTGAAAGACAGCAAGCAGGGAATGCAGCTGGAACTATTAATGGTAAACCTCAAAATGCAACACAGGCTACAGCTAATACGTATGCAAATCGTCTAGCCGAAGCTAATGTGACCCTAGATACTCTTGGAGGGAAATTCACAGGAGTAGGAACTGCAATCGGTAATGTGTTGGGAGGTTTAGTTCCTAATTTCTTGAAAGGAGGAGATAGACAAGCTGTTGAACAAGCACAAAAGAACTTTGTTACTGCCATCCTTCGACGTGAATCAGGTGCGTCTATCGCTCCTACTGAATTCCAAACTGCCGCAGAAATTTATTTCCCTCAGCCAGGAGATAAACCAGAAGTTGTTCAACAAAAAGCTATCACTCGTAATAGTGCAATCAATAACTTTTATAAGGAAGCTAATGCATTTAGACCAGTATTACCAGGTCAGATAATTCAGAGTTAATTATGGCACAATATAAAGTAAACCCAGACGGAACTACCGCAACAGATTTAGAAACAGGAAAGACTATAAATATTAGTCAACTCAAAAGCTACAATGTAGTTGCGGGTCCAGCGACAGGTATTCCTGATCCTAAACCTAAGACATCATTGGGTCAAAAAATATTGGATGCAGGTAGTTCTGTGGCTAAATTTGTAGGTGCAGAAGGAATAGCAGAGCAGTATGGTTCTACTATCGCTAAAGCACAAGCTAATACACAGCAAGAAAAAGATTTAGTTGAAAGTCCTTCCTTAAAGAAGGTTGTTGGGTCAGCTATTCAAACAGGTGCCAATCTTATTCCTGGAGCAGGAAAGGGGGTTGGTTTGTTGGGTAAAACTTTGGCAGGAGCAGGAACTGGTTTAGCATTTGATGTAGGTTCCCAACTTCAAAACGATCAAGCTGTTTCTCCAGGCGTTGGAACTATCGTTGGAGCTGCACTACCAGGTGCTGGAGCAATATTGAAACCAGTTACAAAAATTGTGGGAAGGTTGTTTAAAGGAATTGGATCAGGACTTTCAGGAGTTTCTACTGACACTATAGAAAAAATCGTTTCTAATCCTGAAACTGCTCAAAAAGTATCTGAAAAATTGGCTAAAACAGGTAATAGCAAACTTCTAGAAGAGAACACAAGAAAGGTTGTTAACGGAGTTTCAACTATTAAAAGAGAGGCAAGAGACGCTTTTGCTAAAGGGCTTGACGAGCTTTCTGGTGTTGATATTGTCCCTGACAACGTAAGAACTGGTGTAGTAGGGGCTCTAGAAAAAAATGGAATCTCTATAGTAGATGATGGTGTTAATTTCTCTGGCGCAGATTTTCTTGACGCAAATGTACAAAAAAAGGCAGAAAATATAATCAATACTATAAATGAAACTAAGGATTTGACTGGTACAGGAGTAAGAAAACTCATGGACATAGTTGATAGTGCAAAATTTAAATCAGCTCCAGATGGGGAACGACAGGCATTCAACGCCTTGATGAATGATATTAAGTCTGGTTTAAGAGATGGGGTGAGTAAGTCAACCACAAAACTTGATGAAATAAATGCGAAATACTCGGCTGATTTGCAGTTAGCTGAAACAGTAGAAGATATATTTGGTAACGTAAATTATAAAAATCTTCCTGAACTAGTGAAAGCTTCAAAAAAATTAGAAACAATGTTCGCTCAAAAAGGGCTTGCACCAGAAGTTATAGATGATTTCTTAACGAGAATAGGGGAGAATGCTGATGATTTCAAAACCTCAGAAGCAGTAAGACAAATTAGCAACAAATCTACAGGAGCAAACACAACTGGATTAAGTATTGGCGAAGTAGTACAACAAGCTACTAGCTCTGTAATTACTCCAAAAATGGTTAAGAATATAGCTACAATTACTGGCTTGGCAGAAAAAAAGGTTATGCCTTTCCTTCGTCAACTAAAGCCCGCCGCGCGAAATACCGTAATACAGGCTCTAATATCAACGAATCAATCAGGTTCCAAATAAACCCTATTATCATAATTAAGCAAAATGCTTTAAATATGAAATAAATTATTGTTATCATATTTTTGATACTACAGTACATTACAAAAACGTCAATAACTTTATCCACTTGCAACAGTTCTTCACTAGTTCTATAATAAGAGTGTAGTCATATCGACTATGAGAACTTATGAATTCGCACAATATATCTTTCGCGACACTAAATATTAAACAAATGGTTCTTAAATCAGGATATACTAGTACTTGTATATGCCTCCCAACCATTTACCTGAGCTTGAAAAAAAGATGAGTGAGCTTAGGGATTCAATAGCTGAATATGCTGACAAGTTCCCAAGAATTTTTTCAAATGTAAATCCTTACCTTAAGGAGAAAAGATTTAGTGGAAATTATCTAGAATATATTATTTTTGGTACAGCTCTCATAGAGAGTATTCTTTACAGGTTTTTTGATGTACTGGCTCATAGTCATAGTTACGATTCTTTCGTCAAGGAAATCGAATCTACTGGTACAGTTTCCGATAGTGCTGATGTTAAGATGGTATCCCGTAAAGACGAGGATCCATTTGGTGCGCTAGTAAGGAAGTTGGTTAATGATTTTAATATTGACCAGACTTACCCTAATTTATATAAAAAATTAACAACCCTCAAAATTAAAAGAAATGCGATCGCTCATGATTTCATAGATGAGTATGAAGGAGATTTTGATAAAGCAAATAATGACTTCAAATCTTATGCTGACGGACAACCAATCGAACTACTTATAAATGAAATAGCTAAAATTTCTGATGATATTAGGAATAAACAGGATAGTTTCTTTAAGGAAAAGTTTAAAAAATAGGGATTCACTTCCCTGTTTTTTATTGAAATTTTGAGGCTCTAGAATCGTTTTTAAGCCCTTCTTTATCAAAACTTGATACCATGGTAGTGTATACTTAACGTACAAAAAGACTCGGCTACAGTAATCCGCTCACGCAGCGGGGTTTTCTCTTAGCCGAGTCTTCCCTCCTGATGGGCGGATTTGTGCGTGTTAGAAATAATCGACTCGGCTAAAATATGACAAAACGCAAGAAAAAAATCCTCTATGTAGTAGGAGGTTTATTTCTAATAGGATTAATCTTATTAGGTTTTAGATACTATAAATATACTTATAAAAAAATATTTACTTACAAATCGAACATTAGTACTTTCTATAAATATGATCTTAATTGCTCCATTGAACATTCATCGGGATTTTATAATCCTCCAGAGAGTTACTACACTGAGTTTACAGGTCTTGAAGAAGGAGGTCTTAAATTTACATTTAAAGATTTAACACAAGACAATGTTACTTTTCTTATTAGTGATGCAAATGGAGTTCAAGATGGTGAGTTAGTGAAAATTGTTGATACTGATGTAGCAATTCAGCTAATTAGAACGTGGTCTACAGATGAAAGTGGAATTGAATTATTTACTATCTATAAGAAAACAGGATTCTTTAGTTACGCAAAGTCTGGCGAATATTACCTATTAGGAACGGTTGCAAAAACAGCATTTGGAACTTGTCACTAAAAATAATCAAACTGGCTCCTTCGGGAGCTTTTTTGTTATAATTCTCCCATGATTCCCCTACCTAATCGAGAAAAATTCATCAAACTACTTAAAGGTGGTATGGATATAAGAAACGCTTGTAAGGAAGCTTCCATAACTCGCTCAAACCTCTATAAGTACTTTAAAGATATGCCAGGATTCCGTACAGAAGTAGATGCTATAGTTTCTGAAGTATCTCTTAAGTCCGAGACACAAAAAAAGCTCCAAGAAGAAGCTAATTTGTTAGAGATCAAGAAGATGATTTTGAATCGGAAGAGATAATTAAACTATAATTCCTAACCTGTCACTTTTAATATGGCTGAACTTAATAATGGGTATTTGTGTATGAAAATATGAATGTAAGTTAACTTCATCAGTCAGTATCACAAGATTATTTTCCTTGGCTATTTCTACTAATGAAATATCAGTAAAACCGAAATCATGAATTGTTCTAAAATTTAGAGATAAGACTTTTTCTAATGGAAAATGAAGTTCTTTAAATCCCCTAAGCTTGTCTAAGAATTTTGTAAGATAGATATGAAAATGCGGACTCTTAACTTTTATTTTAGCCTGATTAGATATTTCAGCTAAAATAGATGGAGTAATAATTATCTCTGGTTTAAAATGAGAGATAAGTTCTAATAAAATATCGAAATCTTCGGCGGTATATTTAGACTTAACTAATTCACATTCGCAAATATAATCCTTATTATAGATTCCTATAAGTAATAAGTGCAGTATATTCGTATCAATTAAAAGTCCAACCTTACCATACTTGGTACGATATTTTTTAATGTCATCAAACGAGTACACGTTTTATTAAACTTTTCTGATCACCATTGAAAGAACTGTTCCCTCAGGAGTCACTTCAAAGTCTTTATATTCTCTCTGTTTGTCAAAAGCAAAATCACCAGTTATATCATAACTTAAAGTAATTTTATAATTCCCTCCTGCATGAGTTAAAGCTTCTTCTAATCTAAAATTAGAAATTTTTTCTTTACTAGTTCCACTTGCCGCAAGTGCTGTAATTAAATATTCTAGAGCTCCGTTAACAGCAAGTGACAATGTTTCTTTTGACATATATTCTCGTTATTTTTTGATTAGTCTTCGTATAGATATTCTATCACGATTGAGCCGCAAGCATAACAGATATGCACTACTTAAGCAATTAAGACACAAATTTTTTAATGTACTATTCCCCTCCTCTACTTGCCCATTTCATAGGTTGAGGACACTTACTATATCTTTTACGACATATATACAATAAAATAACCTTTAATCCCCTACCGCTATTCATAACGGTATTTTAACAATTCATGACTTTAACGTCAATACAATTATTATTTTACGACATTAGAGGTCCACCTTGTTTGCACCTCCCTTCCAACACATGTATACTGATGTTAATATAATACCCTAACTAAAAAATGGATAAAGAACCAATAGAAATTAAGATTACAGGAGATTTTGTAAAGACCAACGACTTCTTAAAGGTCAACGAAACAATCCTAGCTCTCATCAAAAAAGCTAAGAATGAAGGCGATACTTCAATGGAAGTAAAACTCCGTGAAGTGTGGAATGCTCTCACCGCTCTAAACGATTCTTATACCCAGATATCAAGCAATCTAGGTCTCACAGCAAAAAAACAGGAAGAAAAGATGAACTCGATTAAAAACGAGATTCTTTCGACTATCTCCGACTTTAAAAAGACATTCAGCAAGGAACTCTACAACAAGGCCGACATCGGGGAAATACCAGAAGAACTTACGTCAGACCAACTCAAGGAAAAGCTTAAAGGAAAATTGTCGCTGGCTGACATAACCGACGGTAATATTCTCATTGACAAGAAAACCTTTGAAATGGCTATCATCGAGATAGGTGGAAAGCTGCAAGTGGTTGAAAAACGTACAGCTAAAGGTTATGGAGCACTCGGAGGTGGTTCTGAAGGTACTGGTTCCCTATTCTTGTCACGGCTTCGTGACGTCGATGTCACAGGTCTCCCCTTCATAAACGGTAAATATAAACTTTATAACCCTGGCGGTGGAGGAGGTTCTGCAGTATGGGGTGATATAACAGGAACCATTACAGACCAAACAGACCTTGTCGCTTACATAGCTTCACAAGTGTCTGCATCATCATTTTGGTCACGAGATAGTATAAATGGTGATATTTATCCTACTACTCTTACTGATATGGTATCTATTGGTAGTAACACTGCCACACATTCATTGACGTTAGGTTCAACAGCAACAGGGTATGCTGACTACAATACCGTAGACCAAACTACTAACTACGAACGTGCTCGTGGAGCATGGGTAAGTAACGTCTATACAATCACAACAGAGAGTGGTGGAACTGGGGTAAACAGAAACCTTATTTTAACTGCTGGTTCAGGCACAGCACGAGCTCTCACTGTAAGAGGTATTCCTACTATATTAGGTGCAGTAACAGCTATTGGTTCATCTGGTACTGGATCAATAAGCTCATTCGGAATAACTGGAACATTAAGTGCTTCTAGTAACATCCAACAAGGTCTTTCAATCTTTAATTCTATTTCTCAGACTGGTACTGCTGGTTATCGTTCAATATTTGTATCTACATTTGAAAATACACTAGGTTCAGGATCAAAATATTTGATAGACCTCGGTACAAACTCTGCAGCTAACGGTGCTGGAACACACACTTCATTATTTGTTGTCACAAACCAAGGTAATACTGGTATAGCTACATCAATACCTACTTCAACAAACGGCGGTATTGATATTGCATCTGGCGGATTTGGTCTAATAATTGGTGCAGACAATAATGCCTCAACTCGAACCAATGCTACAGCGAAACTCGCTCGTATAGGTGGTTATCATTACACAAACACTGAAGAACCTATAACGTTTATGACGATGAACGCTGCGTCAGGCGGTAATAATCTTAACATTGGTGGAGGTTCAGGAATCATGAACTCTGCAACGCAGATAGATTTCTATACAGGAGCAAACAGTACTACTCTCAATGGACTTTCTCGAATGACCATTACAAGCGCTGGTTTGGTCGGATTCATGACTCAAGCTCCTACTCACAACATAACGATGAGTAGTACTTCAAATGGAATAGCTGACTACAATACCGCGGATCAGACCACAAACTATGAACGTGTTGTCCATCAGTGGAGTGGTAGTGTCTATTCTTTATCAGCAAATGCAGGTGGTACAGGAGTGCAACGTACCATCTCGACCATTGTTCAAGGAACCGTCCTTTCTGTAAACAACGCAGGAATCAGTACTACCATAGGAGGAGTAGACATCAGTCGAAGTGGAGCACATGGATTTCTTTTCTCCCTTGGTGGAGTTATTAACTCAGCGTTAATTCTTCAAAACATTCAATCAATATTCCCCAGTGTTAGCCAGTCTGGTACCGCAGGTTATCGAACATTGTGGATTTCACCGTATGAACAAACAACGGGATCTGGTATTAAATACCTCATTGATGCAGGAACGAACAGCGCGGGTGGCGGTACAGGCACACATACATCTAAATTTATTGTTGATAACAGCGGTAACATGCTTTCAGCTGCTTCCGTTTACCATAACTTCGGGACTACCATCGGTACCACAGGATATGGTTTCCGTGACAACGCTGGAACGATGGAATACAAGAACTCAGGTGGATCATGGACGGCGTTCTCAGGTGGTGGAGGTACTCCAGGAGGCTCTACTACACAGCTTCAATACAACAACGCAGGCGCGTTTGGTGGAATTTCAGGCGCTACTACAAACGGTACATCCGTAACGTATACAGCAAATAATCTTATCGCTACAAGTCCTAGATTTATTACGTCAATAGACGATACTAATGGTAATGAGTTGCTAGTTTTCGCTCCTTCTGCTTCTGCAGTTAATGAATTAACATTTTCAAACGGTGCAACGGGCAGTGCTCCTAAATTTATAGCTTCTGGTTCCGATACGAACATTGGGATTGATTTCATGATGAAAGGTAATGCTACTATTAACTTTCTCGGTACATCTACTAAACAGGCTAGTTTTACCCTTTTTGAACAAACGACAAACGGTTTTGATGGTATTGTTTTTCAAGCACCAGCTTCTATAACTACTTTTAGAATTCAAACCCTACAAGACGCAGACGGAACAGTAGCATTGACACTTCCTTACGGCGCAAAAGCCTATAGAAACACGAGCGTACAGTCGATTCCTAACAACACGACGACTAAAATTCAGCTAAATGCTGAGGATTGGGACTTGTCTAATGAATTTGATCCGACCACTAACTATCGCTATACCGCCACTACCGCTGGTTACTACATGATTACTTGCGCGGTGAAATGGAACTCTGCAACTTCTGGTCAGTACTTCCAGATCGAAGTTCAAAAGAACGCCTCTACTGGACCTCTATTGATCGGTCAATATTCTGGAGGTTCGGGCACTCTGGTCATGTCTGGATCTAGCATGGTTCAGCTCGGCATCGGCGATTATCTCGAACTGTACGCCTACCAGACTTCTGGTTCGGCAAAGGACATCGGAAACGCTTCAAACGGCACCTTCATGACGATCCAGCGAGTATACTAACAGCCTGCAAATCGACAGGGATTAGGACACACAGAGTGCTTTCTAACTCCTGTCTGTTTGTCAAAGGAATAAGAGTCATGACCAGCAGACAGGGTTAAAAGTAATCTTATTCAAAATGTCAGTATACAAATTCTTTCCCAACCTAGTAGCAATTCAGGACTTAGGTCTCAATGCCGACATGTCGGTTCGATTTTCAATTTACGACGGAAGCGTGATGTCAGCCGAGGATCGCGTAATCTTTTCCATAGCGGGAGTCACGAACAACCTGCAGTTCAAGGGAGCGATGGATGCCGCGATGCTTCATTACGCAAACGTCGACCACAGTTACGGAATGACGATAGACGACATCATCTGGGATTCGATACCAGACCTTGCGACAACTACCATGCCAGGTCTCCTATCGGCTTCAGACAAGGTCAAGCTTAATTCGCTTAAACGCACTGAAAAATATTCTGGAACGACCAATTCTTCAGGCATATACACGGTGACATTCGGGACAGCTTTCTCAGCAGCTCCAAATATTCAGGCCAACATAATCGGAGCGACCGACACGCAAAACCTTCGCATCACAAGCATTTCAACTACTGGCTTCACGGTCACTGTAAGAAATCGTACTGATGTCGTCGGCTTGCTTCCTACATGGTCAAACGTGAACGGAGCGAACGTGGACGTACTAATTACAGAAAAATAAATCACACAACCATAGGATTAACGTCCTGTGGAGACATCTTTAACTCCGAAGGGTCTCCCTAGAAACACAAACTATGCAAGAAATAAAAAGAAAAAACGAAATAGAAATCAATAAATCAGCCGTAGTTAACAATGGAGTTGCTGTATTTGATTTAGGAACGGTATTTAAGACTATCTACAAAGACAGTGCGGAGTTCAGCACTCATAACTCAAAGTTTGTATATAGTTTTAGTGACTGTGAAATAAATGGTACAATTATGACCGTAAGAATACAGAAACTCGGCACTTCTGTAGGACCAGTACAACTCTACAGCCCAGCGAACAACATTAAAATTTATTTAACAATAAAAGCAATATGAATCACGAAACAACTACAGAATCAGAAGTAATAGACGGATGGGTCAAGACCACAGTAACCTCATGGGTTGAACAGCCAGACCGTGTTGAAGAACTTACCAAGCGAAAGGCACAGCTTGAAGCTTCCCTTGCCAATACTGAAAACCAAAAGACATCAATCATTGATGAAATCGAAGCAGTAAACGAGGAACTTGAAAGCTACGAATAACATGCAGAAGATACCAAAGAAAAGTAACCTGATCTACATTAATGTCCAGGCAATAAGAAACAATACCAAGGTGATGATAGCCCTTATTCTTGCCATCTGTGTCATCGGAGCGGTTATTATTGGTGCACAGACGACAGTACGTTACGCGAAACCTATTTCTAATTTACTCCCCCATTATGGAACCTATGAATAAACCATTCTTTGTAATTTCTTGTATCGTTTTGTCAATAATCCTTATTCTTGATATTATAAGTGTGATAAAGACATTTCATTTTCAGAATCAACTAATAAACGTGTATGAAACTAACAAGCAAAATCAAAGTCAGTAAAAAACTCCCAGTTTCTAAGGCAGTTAATTTTTCTAAAAAGAAAAAAGCGCCTAAAGCTGATCCGAATAAGAAATATAAGGACAGTTATCCTGCCTACGCATAATGTTGTACCAATACCTAAACATATTCATAGCGTTTCAAGTAATGTGTTTGGTATTTGCAACCTCTTTTACTATCTCTAATACTTTTACCTTTAAAAATACTGAATGGTTCCCTATTTATTGCTTTTATTTAACAGCACTCGGTACCCACACACTTCGTAGAATTATGGTACTTGTTCAAGGAATACCCGCAGCAACAACCAGTGACGCGATGGTTTGGCAGACAATAATAGCCGTTAGTTTTCTTATTTGTTCAGCTATGACTTATGGTCTTTTAAATCCTAAAAAATGAATACTGCGCAAATAATACAATTCATAGTTGGTATAGCGGCATCTGGAGGACTTGGTGCTGTTATTGTAGCTGTTTCAAATAGAGGCAAGAACCAGGCGGAAACAGAACAGATAGCAACTAATGTTTACAAGGGACTTAACTCTGATCTTCTTCAGCAACTAAAAGACACTCGCGCAGAAGCTTTTCAACTTAGGTTAGATATCAAAACTCTCAATGAACGGCTATCTAAGATGGAGGAACTCGACGAAGAAAAGGATCGTGAGCTTAAGTCTAAGAATGAGCGTATAATTGAGCTTGAGCGACGTGTTGATGAGCTTGAAGCGGAACTAGGAAAACACAAAACAACGGACGAAATAATAGATATCGCAAAGGACACTATTCACGGAAAAATTGAAGAAGCTGCCCAGAAATTAAAAATAGATATAAAAAACTAATATGAATGATGAACTAGAATTTACTGGTGCTCTCCTAGACCCTCGTCCTACAGAACAAAAAGAACGTGACTGGCTCGCCGAAGAAGTTGTTGGTAGTGCCTCCCCTGTTGTATGGGTAGATAAAAAGAAATACAAATACTTCTCAAAGCGTAATCAGTCATCTAGTGGCTCCTGCGGTTCACAAGCCGTTGCCAAACTCATGACCGTAGAGAACTTCAACGAGGAAGGAATCGTGAAGGATTTCTCCGCAAAGCCCATATACCAATCTCGCACTAATAAAGGTGCTGGTATGTTCCAACAGGAGGCTCTACAAGGCGCTGTAAAGCCCTCTACGTGCTTTGAAGGTCAATTACCCTCACAAGGCATGAATGAGGCTCAAATGAACGAAAAATACGCGTTTACGGATGAAATGAAAGAAGTCGCTGAAACTTACAAGGCTTCTAAATATGTTCAGATACAGAATTACACAGATATTGATAGAATCGCTTCGGTAACAGAGGATGGTAAAGGTGTCATGCTGATGTTTTATTTCACTTCCGATGAATACTGGCGTGAGATTCCTATCGTAAGACACGACAATCTCGACCGTTACTCACCTGACACTTCAAGACACTTTGTTGCAGCCGTTGACTACACGATGTACCAAGGAGAAAAGGCACTTATTATCGAGGATAGCGCTGGAAACAGTTCTTCAATTAACAAGAAAGGTCAGAGAATTATCACCGAAGAGTTTCTAAAATCTCGTTGTATGGGCGCTGGATATCTGATTGACCTGCCTAACAAGCGTGTTCTAAAACCTGAATTTGAATATAAAGGTTTGTTAAAGTTTGGTATGAAAGGCAATCAAATTGAAAGCCTACAGAACGCATTGAAGTATGAAAAGGTAATGGATTCTAAGATTCCTAGCACTGGTTCTTTCTTGACAATTACTCGACAAGCTGTTAAAGATTTCCAAAAGAAGTATAATTTAGTAGCTGATGGCATAGTCGGTAAAATGACAGGTGCCAAGCTTGAAGAACTTTACCCATTAAAATAATTAATTAAATGAAAAAACTCTTACAAATATTTCAAAGTGCACGATTTATCCAGCTTGTAATCGTAGCTATCCTACAATCACTTGTTTTATTCAACGTATTGACTACAGAACAGAGCGTTGGACTTGTGAACATCATCTCTGCATTATTCGGAGCTAGTGTAGTTATCGGCACGGTTGATAAAAACACTGGTGAAGCACGCATTGAATCTGCTAAACTATCAACAGGTACCACTACTGTAACTATTCCTGATAACGTTTCAGAAGTAACAGCAAGTACTAAAGTTACTAAGAAAGTTAAAAAATAAATTTATATGAGTACACTTATCGCTCTCCTTATTCTCGCAGTAATCGTATGGTTTTGTTTCTACATCATCGACGCGATTCCTGTCCCAACCCCTTTCAATTGGGTAATCAAAGCTATCATCGGTATTCTTGCTATTGCAAAACTACTTTCTCTTGCAGGTCTAGGATTTTAGTTTATACTGTATTTACGTCGGCTTCGGTTGACGGACATGAGGAACGCTTTAGGGCGTTCTTTTTGTTTTTCACACTGTTGACATTTATTGAAAGGTGGTACAATTAAGGAACAACTAGCGGAGTTGGTAGCACTGTTGGTGATGTTGTTTGTACTTTCTCAAATGAGCATAGATTTTTTTGACTATTGATTATTACATTCTCCTACCCAAGCAAAAACCCCACTTCATAGATAGGTGGGGTTTTCTTGTAATTGCTTGTGAAAGTTCTTCTCCGATACTTCAAACGGTTCCCCTGCATTAAGCAGGACCTATACTTTATAAGACTGATTATACACAAAACTATTACATTTGTAAATGTATAGTATACTTATTACATGAAAATTAAGTGTCGTGACTGTGAAACTATATTGGACAGAAATAAGAACAGGTTCGCTGTGTGCTTGTGGTGTCAAAAAGAAAACCAGAGAAATTACATGATAAAAAACAAATCAAAAACCTATGTTGATAAAACAATCGAAAAAACCGATAGCAAAGAAAAGTAAAACACCTATATCAAAAATCCAAAGACAGATTTGGGACGAATGTAAACGTATCATAAGAGCGAAGTATGGAAACACTTGTTATACCTGCGGAAAGACTGGCTTAGAAGGTTCTGGCTGGCATACGGGGCATTTTATACCTAAAGGAGCATGTGGAGCTTTTCTTAAATATGATTTTAGAAACCTGCGCCCTCAGTGTTATTTTTGTAATATAAATATGGGTGGTAACGGTACTGCTTTTTATAGAAACATGGTTGAGCGTGAAGGCCAAGAATATGTAGACAAGTTATTCCAGGATAAAAATATCACTCTAAAAGCTTACGACCATTATTTGAAGATATTAGAAGAATATAAATTACTATAATGGAACGATTGACTAAACGACAAGGCTATATGAAAGCCACTTATAACTCAAAGCCATGCGAAACCTGTGGTGAAAAAATGGTTATAACTCAAAGCCAAAAGACTAAGAGGTTTTGTTCAGGTAAATGCCAAAGAGAACATGTTAATTAAATGTTCATATTGTCCTGAATACGTTGAACGCAAGAACAATCAAAAGAAAGCAACTTGTTTCTCCTGTAAGATTTATTATCAGAAACTACAGAATGCTAAGATGTCGGAACTATATGAAAAAGAAAAAACCAATTAAGACTACACTCACTGACTTGATGATTGAGATATATGTTAATAAACCTACTGTTGCAAATATAAAAAAGTAGTATAATGTATTTGGGTTAATCACCCGATTAATAGCTTTACGCCCTCTAGCTCCTCCCTACTCGTAAAGCGGGGAGGGACTAAAGGGTACTCAAAACAAATATGGCACAACGAAGAATGTTCAGCAGTCGCATTGCAAACTCGGCTAAGTTTTTGCAAATGCCTACTGAATCACAGTTACTTTACTTTCATTTGAACTTACACGCAGACGATGATGGTATAGCGGAAGCTTATCCAATAATGAAACTTCTAGGTATCGCACCAGACGCTTTCAAAGTACTTATAGCAAAAGAATATATCCAACAATTAAACGAGGATCAAGTTATCGTTATTTCTGATTGGTTAGAGCACAATATCATAAGAGCAGACAGAAAAATAGATAGTATCTACAAACATTTATTACCAGAAAACGTTGTAACTATTGCACCAAAGCCACGTTCTGATGTTAAAGATAATTCAAAAAGACTAAGTGGACCGTCCACGGACGGCATAGGTAAGGTTAGGTTAGGTAAGGTTAGTAAGAACAGCGAAACAAGTTCGCAAGATTTTGACTGGGATAAATACCTGCAATCGATGTTGGACAGCGAACAGCGTCACATCAAGATAATCGGTTTCTATTTCAAAACCCGTGATAAGAAGTTTGATTCTCTTTCAGAAATTCAATCAGCTTTAAAGCGACACGTTAAACCAGCGAAAGAATTGGTTGGCTTCCCTAACTCAAAGATCGGTGAAGTGATAAGAAAACTCAATTATGACTTTCCCAAGTTCACTCTTGAAACAGTATTAAAAGAATTGACTAAATAATATGAACTACTATCAATATATTAAAAGCACTGAATGGAAAGACAAAAAGAAATCGCTTTCAGGTATAGGTGGTAGAAGATGCTGGATTTGTAACAAGAAAAAAGTTGAGGCACATCATGCTACATATAAAAGACTAGGAAATGAAAATATACATACCGATTTGTATTTCTTATGTAGGCAACATCACCAGGAAGTCCACGATTTTTCAAAAACAAATAAACTAAGTATTTATATAGCTACTAAAAAAATAAAACAAAAATACGCTATAAAATGGAACGGTAGAGAAAGATGGAACTATTGGAATAAATCTAAGAAGTTAGAAAAAATAGGTTTGTAAGTGGGGTAGTACTTGGATAAGAAATAACATTGATAATAAAAGATAAAATAGGTTTATCCACAAGTAAAAGATATTAACACTTGCACTATTTATCATGCGCATGTACACTATAGGAGTACAAGAATAATCAATAAATATCTATGAAATACGAATTTGAAAATCATGAACTTGAACAAGCTGAAATAGAAATAGGATATGTACCGTTCACACAATCAGAATACATACAAGCACTTACTAAGTTCTCTCACCCTAGACACAAGGAAGCTATGATAATCCGTGCAAGCAAGCACCTTGAGGCACATCCTAGTTACCAGATGACAGAACAACAGGAACAGGGACTTATCAACCATTACACGCCTAACTATATCAACGAGTAATTATGGAAAACCTCTTAGAAAAAATAAAAGAAGGAATGTTGCCTCAAGATTGGGGTCAGAACATAATTGACGCAATCATCTGGGCAGACAGTGAATTAAAAGAAAAGAAAGTAATAACACCGAATTTATGAAATTAACAGATGAACAAACACTAGCACTTTCAAAACCACTACCTTCATGGGCAGTTAAGGAACACCCTACAAAAAAGGGAATGTCTGCAATTCACCCAATGGCAATTATCGAACGACTTAATGAAGTCTTCGGAGTAGCTGGCTGGAGTTTCACGACTGAATTTTTAAGTTGCACTCCTTCAATTCAACAGACACGAAACGGGGACCGTAAAGTTTTCATCGCAACAGTAAAGGGGCGACTTGAAATTGATGACTGTGTTATCGAGCAATATGGCGGAAACACCAACGACGACGCTGGTGACACACTCAAGGGTTCTGCAACGGACGCATTGACCAAAATAGCCTCTTATTTAGGTATAGGGGCAGAGATATACAAAGGTAAAGGAAACGTGGCTCCTGGGCCAGTTTTGAGCTCTACAGAGGCCATCATGGACGTACCACCAGAAGCATTTGATAGATTTAACAGAGGATAATATGATTATATTCCCAATTACATTACCGTGGCTGCCGACATCAGAAGATAGAGAAAAATGGCTTAAAGAAGATAAACAACGTGCAAATGCGCAATATCCTATAGAATTTTCAAAAATGATAGAGGAAAGCAATTTGTCAACAGAATATCTATTAAAACTTGAAGAAACATTCACAAAAGAACAAAAAGAATTATATTTAAAAGCTAAATTACATGCTCAAAATAGTGTATTCCATAGCGGAAGAACTGAATTTTTAGCAAAAGAGATGAATAAATAATATGGAAAATAACACACAAACAGAAAAAGTATTCGTAAACGGAATGATGATACGAATGCCAAATGATAAAGCACCAGAATTTGTATTATTAGAACAATCAATTAAGGTAAAAGATTTCTTCGAGTTCTGCAAACAAAATATGGACGAGAAAGGTTGGTTAAACATTACTATTAAGCGTAGCCAGAAAGGAACTATCTACAGTGAACTTAATCAATGGAAACCAAAGACTAACCCAGAACAGGCTCAATCTTATAACGATAATAAATACAAGACGTCACCGTCACCAGAGTTTCCTAATGGAGTAAACGCTTACAATCACCCATTGACTACTGACAAGGAACGAGAGGAAATGGACGCACGGGACGCATTAGAAGGTTTGGATCAAATTCCATTTTAGCAATGAGAATCTTACTGCCAGTACAACTTAATCCGATTTCTCGCAGAAAGGACAAGTCCGTAAAACTGAGTCTTGAGACGAGAGAACTTTCACCAACAGAGATAATGACTCTTATGGCAATCGAAGGTGAAGAAATGTGGTGCTCCCTGGCGACCACGGAACAAGAATTACCAGAAGCTCCTGAAGAAGCCCCAGAACTTGAAACCAAGACCCAGGCACAGAGATTGAGAGGAGTATTGTTTATCCTTTACAAGAAAGCGACAGAGAACGGAAGTTTTGTAGGGACATTCGATAATTACTATCGCGACAGAATGGAGAAGATTTTAGAATCATTAAAAGCTAAGATTGAAGAATAATGCAAACAAGACAACAAAAGAAAGTGGCTATCAATCTTGAAAACGTACTCAAAGAGTTTGAGGAAGCAAAGCTTGTTAAAAACAAATATAGAACTTTACGAGCAGTTATGAGACGTTCTTACCCTACTTTAGTTGACAGTGTTGAACGGGACACGATGATAGCGTTCATGAAAGACCTGATTTATTCTGATAGAAAGCTTAGACAATTAACAGAAGGAAACGAACAAGAATTAAAAGACAAGCTTGAAATAGAAGCACAAATAGACTTAGGATATGCAAAATAATCAAACTAAAAAGAAAAGATTTTACTATTACGAGGACGCTGACGTATACGAATACATCAACAAGCAACCGTTTCACCTTAAATCAGACTTCGTGAGAAAGGCTACAAGGGCTTTGATGAAGAAGGAGTTGAAGAAATAACATGGATGATTCAGAAATAGAAGAGTTAGGGATTGAAGTTACCAAGTTTCTGAAAAAGAAGGCTGTAAGGAAGCAATTAGATTTTCATGCTAATCCTAAACAATATGTTATCGGAAAAGAAACAGCTCTTGGAAAGGCGCTTAAAGATAATCCTGACGCACAAAAGGAATTTATGGATTTTATTGTTCTAGCCAAGAACGACGGATACGATATTCGAGATCAAGAATAGTTTTCCCCAGTTTTAAAGTTGCAGTCATGGCGTACATAGCGTATAGTTAAAGTGTTACCAATCAATAACAAATAATCATGTATCAAATAGACTATTCAAAAAAATACCTTGCTCTCAAGTCAAACTGTGAACGAACGCAAAACGAACTTTCACTGGTCGGTTACGCTCTCACTCTTATCATGGTAGTAGTAGTTTGCTTCTAATATGAAAAAACTAATATTTATAATTCTACACAAGCTGGGAATAACAAAGAACTGGAGCTATGAACAACTTGAAAGATGGGGAGTCGAAGATATCCATAACGGTAAGATTTATTGGGATTAATTTATGTCCTCAAAAGAATTACTAATTATATTTATAATAATCGCAGTCGGGTGTTTTGCTTGGGTACGATTTATTATTACGGCTTAATAACATGGAAACATACTCACCATTCAAGCACGCTCCAGACTTCATTGCATATGTCCCTGAGAAGCGCTATAAGCCCCTTAGAGGAGAGTTAAAGGACAGAAAGGAAAAAGTATATGGACTACACGGAAAACGATTACAAAAGCTTTATAAGACAATATACGGATAGATATGAAAACAATCACACTCAACGAGAAAATACTAGAAATAACTAAAGCGGCTCTTGAAAACGATAATCCTGAAATCTTATCAAGACTGTCAATACTATTCGATAATAAGGCAAAGTACGCTTATACACTAAGGACTATTTTATCTAACTAACATGAAATCACCAGAACTCCTCTTCCTAGAGGAAGTAATAATAAAGCATGTACCAGAGATAGTGGAACTTAAGTTTGGATGTAAAGTTTTATATGAAAAAAATATATACACAATATATCGTGAATATCTGAAAGACCAATATAAAGCAACTGACAAAAAACATACTGAAATAAGTCTAAACGCTCAAACATTTGGCATTGAAATCCTCGGGCGTGACATACAGCTTGCGGACGTAATGATTGCTCTAAGTAAAAAAATAGATACTCACGGATATGAAATGACATTGCTACGATTCAATTCAACTCTTGAGATAAGACAAAATGTTCTTACTTATCCTGGGCTTGAAGTTCAAGATACAGGCAATAAATGTGTTTGGGACCTCACCAAACCCCTCCACCTACAATCTCCTTCCACTATTAGTAGCCTAACAGAGCTTTTGAAGAGCGAGTAGATATGAGAAATATATTAGGGTTAATACTTTGCATAATCGCTAGTTTTATAGCAGGTCATTTCGGAGGGTATATCTGTGTTATTGCAGTAACGATTGGACAAATAGGAATCATTATAGGAATAAATAATCCATTAATTCATAACCATGACTAACCCCCTAAAGACAGCGGAAGTAAAAGGGAATTTCCCAATAGGTATGTCTATAGTAGGAGAAAGTGAGCTCATTGATGGAAAGTTCATAACAAAACGAGTATCAGTCGGAACATCTCGAAAAATAAAAGTAAAAGGTAAAACTTATAATATACATATTCCTTATGACAAAAATTAAAACAAACCAGGAAATGATAGATGATTTTGAAAATGACGAGTTTTTCACCGAAGAATATGATGATTCATGTAAAAGCATATGTGATTACTGGTTAAAAGTCATCTCAAAACGTGACACAGCCATAAGAGAGACTTTGATCGAGAAGTTGGAAGGGATGAATAAAAACGACCCATTTAAATCAGATTTCCAAAACTATTACTGCAAGTCATGCGATACACACAATGATTGCATATGTTGGAAACTGAACAACGCCGTGTATAACACAAAGCAAAGATTATCAGACCTTATACGAGAAACATTGAAATGAAGGATTTAGAAAAACACAAAACAGACTTTGAATACTGGCTAATCACAGGGGAACAATCTTACAATTCAAAAATCTTTAGAACACCTGAAGAGATGACAGTTTACTGGCTCTCCAAGATGGAAGAGCTCAAGGCGGAGATACGGAAAGAGATAGAAGAATCAAAATGTCATATAGAAGAAAGTATTACTGATTCAGAGCTTAGTTCAGAAGGAGTAAAAAACAGAATCTATGACAGAACTTACAACAAAGTTATTGATGACTTATTAGAAATTGAATCACTACAATAATTATGGAACAAGAAAATAAAATTCGTTGCGTAAAGTGTGGAGCATACAATGGGGAAATAACGATAGCTCCAATGAAGATGTATTGCTGGCATGAATGGGAAAAATTACCCCAAGAAGAAGATGGAGAAAAGAAACTGCAAAGAGTCGAAGGTGGGGGTTATATTGATTTAAACGCCCCTCAATGGAGAAAGAAAACTACCCCCATAGCAGTGAGTGATTGGGAGATTATAGCGGCAGAACTTGCGCGACAGACTTGGTTTTCATTTAGAAAAGCAGGTTATGCAACACATTCAAAAATCATTTACGACGCTTGCAAAGAATTGTATGAGAAAACAGTACAGCGAACGCTATTATGGGCATTAGATGAAATGCCAGGATCAGGGTCGAAAGAAGCCGTAGAAGCTCTAAATGAATATGCAGATAGAATACATGCATACGCAAAAGAACACGGTATCGCTCTCACCAATGAATCTAAGGAGTTGGACGCATGAGAACCCATATCTGTGTACCTATAGAAAAAGCCCTAGATTTACTAGAGCAAGGCGAAAACGTCTTGGATTGCACACCAGTTCAGGCATACGAAGAACTTACGGCAGCACGAGCAGAGGGTAAAACTTATTATTCTGGTTGTGAAAATATGAATGAAGAAGGTCGTTGTGCAGGACACCCCGATTTACCAACTAAAAGCAATGAGAGTTAACACAATGGAAACAATAATCAAAAAAGCTATAGAGGGAGGATGGAGTACTTGGTTGAAAGAAGACAATTACTGGATTTCTGGTGAATATATCTTTTGGAAAACTCATATCATTAAAGATGAGTTCGAGCAAAGAAAAATGACTTTTCATGAAGCATTCATGGATCCTTTGTTTTGGCATTATCTTGGAGATAGTCTGGCATGGTTTCCCTGGGTTCAGACAAGAAACGGAGTAAAGGTTTGTTTTTTGGAAGAACATGAGAAAAGAAAACGCCAGTCAGAACTCGGTGTGTCTCCAGTAGGAGGTCCTTTGATTGAATATGTGCCAACTCATATATTTTACGGAGCACTATTTCATGAAATGAACCTAGTTGAAGGATTTGACAAAGCCGTATCGTGGCTGGAAGCATTAGTAACCAAGGAGAGATAAAAATATATGGAAGGAGACGTAGAAATAGTTGAATATGTAAACAATGAAGGGGTCATTACCAAGATGACTGCAAACGGACAAATATTACCATTACCAATGGGTGATAAGCCAAGTTATGCAGTATTCGAGCCGTTTCCAAACGGTTGGGCAATGAAAACCTATTACATGTCACATCAGGAATATAAGAACTTTTATAAGTTAATCGGTTAATCACACAGCCATGAATAAGGAAACAAAACCAAATCCAGGAAGCGACCAAGCAATAGAGCTCGGCTGTATATGTCCAATACTTGATAACAACCACGGAAAGGGAGGCTATCGAGGAGGATTCTTTATAAACCTAAAATGCCCGATACACGGGGATCATTAAACAGTAATAAACTATGAAGGAATCAATTTTAAAAAAACTAGAAGATGAAAGAGTATTTAGCATCAAAAAAAATGATGATGGGTCTTATAGATTTAGAGAAGAGTGTGATGAGTATTTTAAATGTAACCTATCTAAGATTGAAATGATGCAACTTATTGAGGAACTTAAAGAATGTTTAAAAGATTAAGAACATATAACAAGATTATGAAGGAGGAACACACACCAAAATGCGCTTCAAATACTCACATGTATTACGGAGACCAAAGAAATCATCCTTATCTGGGAGACAAGATGAAAGAATGCGACTGTGACGGGTATCATACATTCGATGAGCTCTATGACCACCGTATTTCGCTCTATATTGCCCTCTGTAAGAGTTTAAACAGTGACGATGAATATTATCAAGTTTGGAGATCTAAGAAGCATTCTGATGGAGAATTATGCTTCGGTACAGGAACCCAGTTCATCATGGGCATTGGAAAGAAAGTAGGAGAACAAATAAGCTATCATATACCAATAGAACGTTGGAATGAGACAGATTTCGCGGAAAGTCTTGAAATCGCACCAGAATTTGACGGACATAGTTCAGATGATGTAATTACCAGACTTAAATCACTCTAACCATGGAAAATAACACCCTATCAGAACTTCTACAGAGTAGTAGAGAGATTTGAAAAATGGTGGCAAGGAACAAATGCATCAAAAAGCTCTATCCAAGAAATGCTCGACCAGGAACTCACCAAGGCCTATGAGAAAGGGAAGGAGGATATGAAAGTTGAAGCATTAGAGAAGCTTTTACCAATGGCTAAATATGCAGTTAATAATACAATGAACATTTCAGATCAATATCTCAAAAACCAAAAGCATGGAGAAGGAACAGGATTATTGAAAGCCATTGACACTATTCGAGCTCTAACATCTAAGTAATAGGTGATATACTCTAATTAAACCTCATTCTTATGAACCACAACACAAACTCCAAGGTTGGTAGAACTTACCCTAACCCATCTTTACAAGCAAAACGCCACAGAGCATTTATGAAACTTCATCTGAATCAATTCAGGAAGCAAACGGCATGAAAGCCACCTAAAGCCCCTTTACATTGAGGGGCTTTATTATGTATAATCTATTGGTACTTATTAAAAACCTTACGCCTTTCACCTAGCTCAAACTCGTAAGGGTGGGCTAGATTAAGGGAAAACAAACAAAATGCTTAAATTTGATACAAAAATAGTACTTAAAACACTTAAAGGAGAAGTTATCAAGGATGATACAGGTGAAGTGACAGCAGCACTTGTTATCTCAAACATCCTTTCAGGTCAGACAACAAACCCAGCACGCGCATATCAACTAGCTAAGAAGTTCGCTACAGAAGATATCGTTGACCTCAAAGCAGAAGACGTGGTATTCATTAAGGAACAAGTGGAAGGAGCAGCAAAGCAGTCAATGTCATCATTGGTAGCAGGACAGTTGCTTGAACTCTTAGACGGCGCTGAAGATAAGAAATAATATGAATGATACACAATTTAC